GGGGGGGTATCGCTCGAACTATCGATGTGAGTCAGGCTCAAGGACGTTTTACAGCGTCTAAAACAGGTTCTATTCAGTTTAACAATTTGCTTTATGAACGGGTAACGTCAAGACTTTATTTAAGGCTGATAAATACAAACAACGAAAGCAAATATATCAGTTTGTGTGAAAGGCTGAATATAATGAATTCAGGCGAGAAAAATACTGAACAGATATCTGGGGAAGTTCAATGGACAGGGAGTCGGACGTTCACGACAAACAAATGCACCCTAATTATTTCATCTGGAAAGAATGAAAGTATTGACATCACGCTAAATGGACAAACTTTAGTCAAGGGAACATTCACTTCTCAGCAAGAAGTTAGATTTTCAACTATAACAATATCTCCGGGAGATACATTGAGAGTATCAGGAACAGTTCGATATTCGTAAAAAGAAAGGGTGAGCCGAAAGACTCACCCTGTTTTGTTTACCTGTGTACAGGCTTCTAAATACCTGTCGGAGTAACATTGTAAGAACGCACCATCCACGCTTCCTTTTCCATGCTTTCAATCATGTCCTCAAGGAAGTTAAGAGTAGCAAGGTCATTCTCGGGGATTTGTTTGTGAATGTCTCTGATAGAGCGTATCAACTTATCCCAGTCGTCACGAATGATTTTCCACATGTCAAGAGCCTGTGGAACGGCTTCGCTCATACCGAATTCCTTGATGTGGTTGTTCTGTAACATTGCTTCCATAGAACCCAGCGGACGTTTGCCAAGAGCACGGACACGTTCAGCAACATCATCAACACGTTCAATTTCTTCTTCGTAGAGTTTCAGCATAGCCTCGTGATAGGAACCAAACGAGTCTCCTACGACATTCCAATGAAACTGCCAAGTCTTCAGCATAAGCGTGAAGTGGTCAGCAAGTAAACCATTCAGCAAGAGGGCACTACGTTCGAGTTCCTCTTCAGTTAAACCAGTCTTAATCATTTTCCTTTAATATTAAAGAGTTTATAAACAGTTATATAACGATTACAAAGGTACAAAGAATAAAATCTTTAGGAAAATCTAAGAATATTCCGGATAAATCATTGGATATATCAAAAGAATGACTAACTTTGTTGCGTCAAACAATAAATCAACGGAATAATATGAAGACTTTAATAGAATTAAAACAGGCTGCTGAGAGTAAAGGTTTACGGTTCGAAGTAAACAAGTGGGACCCGACTATCAGACGTTGGGAAACCGATAAAGTTCCTAATCCTGACTTTATGAAAATAGAGATTGGTATTGAGTACCGTCCTAACATCTGGGCATGGTTTGACGGGTTCTGTGAGAAAAATACTAAGGATGATGATTTAACCCTGTTCTTCCGGGAAACGTATAATTGCGCATGTGGTTGTCAGAATAAGACTTTCAGAAGAGGTTTGAAAGTTGAACGACAACTGTTTGGAAATGATAACTAATAACCAGAGGGAGTTTACGCTCCCTCACAAATAATTTCGTAGATATGAAAGATGAACCAAGAAACAGAAGTGTGTGGGAACGTGTAAAGATGGCGTTCCGTCTATTGTTTAGTATTAAAGCGTTGGAGCCTGTTTATAAGGAAGGCTGGGAAGATGGTCGTAGAGGACTCTATGACGATTACAAGGTCATGAAGGAAACCATCGAGCCATTCGTGAAAAAAGTTCATGACACGGCTTGGCACGGGGATAGTGCTATCACTATACCAGGAATGATTCCAACGGAACTGTATCGCTTACCGTTCCTTCCAGTTGATGATTTCCTTGGTGCCGGAATAGTTGCCGGACATGATTGTCCTCCGCAACAAATTGAGTTGAAGTATCAGGTCTATAGACAGGACACGCTCGAGAAAGCGTTTCAGGCGGATAGACGGCTTGCGCATGATATCAATTACGGATATATGGAAAGCCTCTAAGAGTCTTGCGAAGTTCCTGTTAGAAAATGGGTTCGTGAAACATCGTGTTATCGCTAATCCGAGAAGCCCATACCCGACATTCGTATTCTTTACGAATGTGATGAAACGGGTGTAATCACGTTATAATAGTGCGGTAAATCTGCCGTTGGATTGCACTTAAATATTGCGAGGTTGAGCCGGACTGGGAAGTTCGGCTCAATTTATTTTGAAGAATTCCCGAGGAAACTCTTTGATATCTCAATCTGAACCACTACATTTGTACAGTCAAATCAATAAAACCAATGTAATATGGAATTCAAAGAACAATCCGTCCCGACTGGTATCTTGCTTAAGATACGTAAATTACAGGCTCTTGCCGAAAGAGGAGTAGGTGGTGAAGCCACGAACGCAAAAATCCTATTGTCTGCCTTGTGCGAGAAATACGGTATCGATGAGTCAAAACTTGATGAAGAAGAGAAACAGTGGTACGAGTTCGAAATGAGAACATCGGTTCAGAAACTGTTCTTACAGTTGTACGTCAGTGTATATGGTACGACTGAACGCTATCTCCAGGAAGTTGAACTGTGGAAGAGAGGTCGTAAGAAGATAGTGAAATGTAAGTTCACCCGTGCTGAATACATTGAATTCAGTCAGTTATGGGAATGGCACAGAAAGAACTATCTGGCTGAACGTAAACGCATGAGAGAACTGTTCAAGATAGCCTACTTTGATAAATTCAAGATGTATGCTTCAGAGACCTGTGATGAGTACGAAGCCCAGCGGTCAAAGAAGAAAGATGACGACTTCACATTTGAGGATTTAATGGCGATAAACATGATGGCAGCAGCCTGTAAGAACAAATCCTTCTACAAACAAATAGGAGAAGTAAATGACGACGAAGAAGACGATTAATGATTTCCCCGAAAATAATCGGGGATTTCCTTTGATATGTCAATCTTTATACATATATTTGCTTCCGTAAATCAAACAAGTGTAATCATGAGAAAGAAAACATCACATCGCGAGAAGGACTTCGGTCTGGTTCAAAGAGCCTTATGTGGAGACCAGGATGCCTTTACAACGATATTCAAGAAGTACAATGTTATCCTCACTATACAGATTGGTGAGATTATCAATGACAAAGATTTAACAGCCGACATCGTAATGGAAACATTCGAAAAGGCTTTCGAGCGGTTGGAACGCTTTCAACCAGACTATCAATTGAGTGCGTGGTTAGTCCGTATCGGTAGGAACTGTGCGATAGACTATTGTCGTAAGAAGAACCGAGTGAATATCGTCAGTATTGATGAGGGGTTCGACGATACCGAGGATGACCGACCTACGTTACAAGTAATAGACGACAGCCGTACACCTGAAGAATCCTTGTCGTTCAATCAGCGAATAGAATATGTAAAGAGCGTCATGCAGAAGATGCCGTCAACATCAAGACGGGTTATTCAGATGCGGTTCTTTGATGACTTCACCTACGAAGAAATGGCTGATGAACTGGGGTTCACTCTTCAACAGGTCAAGAACGCTATGCATAGAGCGAAGCGAGACCTCATTGAACTTATAGAGTTGCAGGCATACGATGACGTCCTTCATAAATAAAAGAGGAGTTCGTCATAACGCTATACAGGTATGAGAATGACAAGTTATTTCAGGTCTCTTGTTAAGTCAGGGACATTGGACAGCAGTAAATCGTTTGCCTTGCTGCTGTCCGTAATTATAGGAGCCATCATTGGTTTAGTGGTGTGCTTTTGTCTTATTTGGGACGTCGTGACCAACGGGTACATCAAGACAAATTTAAACGAATTGGGAGTGTTCCTATTGTGTGCAGGTGGCTTCATGGTTGGTGGCGGGATAAACAAGGTATTTGGCGAAAAGTATTTTAAACATCAAAAACCAGAGAAGAATGAAAAAGAAGTTTAAAGCGAAAGTTTCAGGAATGTTTGACATCGTTCAGTTGAGCGATGATACATTCAGCGAAGTGGTAGAGAAGTTGAAAGCCAACGACTACCATATTGACCAACAGTTCACGAACCGTGAAGAGTGTTATGTCGAAGCCATAGGCGACAGCGGTACGAAGTCCGTATCTCGTGGGGATATGGTGTTCACGGACGAGACGGGAGAGTTATTTATAATGTCAGAGAAACGGTTCAATGCAACGTATGAAGAAGTGGAAAAAGATTCAAAAATCCCTAATCAGGAAATGGCGGCAGACCCAGTGTGATTGGTTCGGTCATCAGCCTGTAACAGTCATAGAAGACCGCTGGCGTGGTAAACAGAACATTCTGAACCGTAAAGGAGGGAAGTCTCGCAAGGGAGGACACTATGTAACAGGTCAATATCAGAAGTGTCGTAGATGCGGCAAGAAGTTAAGTAATTTCGAAAGATGTTGGTAATGAATACAGAGGAGAAAGAGGTGAGGGAAGGAGTTGTTACCTACTATGGAGACCTCACGACGACAGCGAATTATCTATGTAGGTTCCAGAAGGATGAGGCTGAAGACCTGACGCAACAGACCGTTACTCAGGCTCTCACCCATACCTCACAATATAAGCCAGGAACGAACATCAAGGGATGGCTCCTAACTATCATGCATAATCTGTTTGTGAACCTGTACAGGAAGCAACAAAGAGCCGAGATAGTATCATTCGAGGACTGGACACCTATTGACAGACCCGTTGATATATTAGGTCATCAGGAACTGTTCGATGATGTTAAGGCTACATTGAACAGAATGCCGGAAGAACAGGCTCGACCGCTGTGGTTGTACGCTCAAGGATATAAGTATGAGGAAATCGCCTCGATGACGGGTGTGCCGTTGGGAACCGTCAAGTCCCGGATATTCACGACCAGACAGGAATTGAAAGAAAGTTTTAACCAAGTAGAATACTGATATATGTTAAAGATGAAGTTTTGGTTCGAAGGGAACCAGTTACAGCCTGATTGCAACATTCACGGAGGCTGCAAGATAGGGAGTTCAGCCTGTCATGCCTGTCCTCACTGTGTACGGGTAAACAGTAAAGACCAGGAAGTTCTGTGTCTTGGCGATGGCTCAGAGTATAAAGAAGCCAAGTTGGAAGAGTTGAGGGTTGGCGACAGGTTCAAGACAGTGAAGAACGTGTACGGGACTCTCTATACAGTAAGGGAAATCAAGAACGGTAAAGTTATGGTGGACAGTGATGTTACGTCAATGTCAGTCATCAAGAACTTTGATAAGGTGTTCTTGCTTCCTGTAAGCGAAAGTAATTAGTAAACCGAATGAGATGTCAGCACCGAATAGGAAAGTTTCTTAGAACGACTGTTAGACGTCTCATTCCCTAAATTAAAAACGAAAGAAGATTATGAATAGTTATGAATATATCCCCGACTGGTGGATAAGTGGTTCAACCCAAACAAAGTAAAGGTCATGGAAAAGGAAAAGACTCATGCAGTAATAGATACTTCGATAGGCTGTTCGCCTGACGAATATTATCGCTTCTACGGAACGCTCGAGGAATGTCAAGCGTATATCAAGGAACACGAGAATGAACCTAACTTGGGGATAATACCATGATACACTTCGCTCAGAACAATGACATCATCATTGGTGTGGACTTTGGTTACGGTAACGATATCGCAGTGAAGACCACAGCAAAGGTTCACGAGGATGGTAGGCTTGAAATACTGAAATCGGAACGGATAGGAAGAACCCGTGATATCAAACAGGAACATCGGGATAGAATAATTGAAGAACTTAAACAATTCGGAAAGGAAATATGAGAAGGAATATCCATGTAATGTACAAGAATTTCAGAGGCATAGTGCTGACGAAAACCCTGTTGGGGTTCGAGGGAAGACTGAACCCTGCTCAACTCAAGAAGGAACTTGAGGACAAGAATGTAGAGTGTTCATTGGTTGTGGGTTGGAGTGTGTATGAGCCTGATGAGGTTACTGAACTCACACCGTCACAGGCTATTGACTTTCATGACTGTCTTGAAGAATTGAGCGAGGTTGATATCCGCTTCAATGTGAACGGACATTCAATTGAGAACGGTTCTATACGGCTGTCGTATAACATCTATGAGCATAACATCATGGTCACACGGGTATGGCTCAATGGAAAAGAATCAAAGGAATTGCTGGACACCATTCAGCAATGGTTAGATAACAATCAAGAATAAAAGAAGGATTATGGAAGCATTTAAAACAAGGCTCATGCAGGAGTATGTAGAACTGGATGAGCGCACAGAAAAGTTAGAGGAGTTCATCCTCAAAAATCCTAAATTCGAAAGCCTCGAAACAGAGATTCAAACATCGATGTTGGCTCAGAAGGAAGCGATGAAGGAGTACCGTCATTCGCTGAAACATCGAATGAAACTGTTAGGGATAACTCATGATGACGTGGTTGCCTATAAGCACCCGTATCAGAACCTGTCCTTCGGTGAAGCATTACAGGCTCTCGAGGCTGGTAAGTGTGTCAGAAGAGAAAGTTGGGTTGGGGATAAGTTTGTAGTGAAACAAATCGACAGTGACATTCCGGCTGAGGTTGTTCCTAAGATGCAGTCGCTTCCGGACAGTGCTAAACAGTTCATTGGAAAGACAGCCAACGGGGATATTCATTATCGTAACCAGTGTCTGATAGTGAAGCAGTACCCGTCATCGACTGTGGCTACAAATTACGTTCCGGACTGGAATGATATGTTCGCAAAAGATTGGATAGTGCTATGATAGTTCTTCTCATTATATTGTGCGTACTGCTGACGGCTGTTATCGTGCTGTCGGTATGGGGATACACGTTGCTCAGTAAGAAAATTGATTACGTGTACGGAAATCAATCCATATTGTATCAGAAGATATTAGAGGCTGAGATACCTGTGTTATGCTCGTATCTTGGAGTTCTCGAAACGGCTCGTCGTGAGGCGTTGGCTGATGAACGGTATGAAGATGTGCAAAGGTTGATTGAGACTATCCGATATAATACAGGGACGTTGGAGCAGTTGAGGCGGGAGTACAGTATGATGCGGAAGGATAGTCAGTCGACTCGATAGATTCAGGGAAGGGTGTTCGATATTCGACATCGGGTTCTGGATTATGTGTGGAGGGATGTGATGAGTCATGGGTGATGGCTTGCTACATCCCTCTGGACGTCTCGTACAGGGACGTCCACCATCAACATGGTATAATGCTGAGCCTCATAATCTTTAGCCTCTATTAGATAGGTATATGAGAGGTGATGAGGTTGGTGATGTCTTATACCTACCAAATAAAAGAATAGAGGGTGATAATTACTGATGGGTATAGAGTCTCCCTATATAGGTCTATATGGTGTATGGAGTGTGGGTGGTGTAGGAGGTGAGGGGTATGGGGATATTGGAGTGTGGTATGGGTTGGTCAGTGGGGTTATTGGAGTGGGTGGTTGGAGGTTCAGGGTATTTCGAATCCGGACTGCAACACTCTTCTGCGCCAGAATCCTGCGTGACTCAACCCCGAAGAACCGTGTCCGATGACTGTTCCTACTCCACACCAAGGACTCCGTGGCTATCATTTGCGACGATTTCACATGCCTCACTATCCGTTATCACGAGACTGACGGTTCTGACGCTGTAAACGACTAAAAACAGCCCCTAAAACCTCTCCACCAAGACACGGACGTTTGGTTGCATCTACTCCGGGAAATTCGGTGCAGGAATAAAGCCTGTCAGAACCGCGTCATTTCGTGTGTTAACTTCATCACCCCACAGCGAGTTATGGTGAAAATGACATGCGTCGAAAAAGAAAATCCTGAAAATTTCTTGAAAAAGTTGGATAATTTCTTTGAAGATTCATCAGAATCCACTACCTTTGTGTCATCAAAGTAAATCAAATGTCAAATATTAAAACAAATAAGGATATGAAAACGTCACAAGATTTTAACGAAAACTTCAATCAGTACAGTTCAGAGATAGAAAAAGAGATGTCGAACCTCAATCGTATGTTACAGGAGTTTGCTTCTAATGGAGTAGTCGCTCAACAAATTATCAATGACTTGGAACCTGTATTAGCGAAGTTACACCTGACAATCGACTCATTCACTATGAACCGTCCGGACAAAGAGAAAGCCTCTAATCGTGGTCGTCTGAGTCTTCATCTCGTGTCTGACGGGAAGTTCAAGTTCATTCAGTTCCGTGGCTATACTTCACGTGGTGCTGGTAAGAACGAAAGCCGTCTCGATAGCAAAGCCGAAAAGATTTGTGAAGCGGTTATGGCTGCTCTTCAGGACCCTGTAAATGAACTCCGCTGTTCAGTCAACCCGTTCAGCCTCGAAGTAAGGGATGGAAAGGAAACAGGTCGTGTGCTGATGGATATCTCATACAACTTCTAAGGAAATAATCGAAGAATTCTTCAAGAAAATTCCGGATGGTTCATTGCTGAGTCATCCGGAATGACTATATTTGTACTGTCAATCAATAAAGAAATGAACAGTATGAAAACAATCAGTCAAATCCAACAAGAGGTTCTCGCCACGGCTCAAGTGACACTTGACGAACTTCAAGCCTCTATCGAAAAGTTCTGGGAAGAGGGTTGGGAACGTAACGAGGAAGCGAAAAGAACCTGTCAGTCTTCTAAATGGTACGCTAACAATATCTCAAGAGTCATTCGTGATTATGCTTCTTATAAAAACCTGTACGAGAAAATCCTGTCAGGTGAATATGTAAGCCAACATCAATCTCGCGAGGACGCTGTGGCTGAGGCTACGAAACAACTCGAAAAGAATGAAGAGTCTTTCCCTCGCTCACTCAATCACATCTACCAAACCGCTGTCCGTCGTACCTATTACACGCTCTGTGGCTACACTCATGAGGACGAAATGGTACACACTCCTGGAGTACGCTATGACCGTCAGCCGGAATACATTCGTAATAAGGAAATACAGGCTTCAGGAGTTCTGAGCATTCACTTCTACTGCGAGTCTCGTGAGAAGTTCTACGCAAAGCGTGACCAAGAGGTACGACTCACAATCGAACAGGCTACTGCAAAACTGAAATTACAGGTAGAGAAGAAACTCACTCCTATCAAAGATAAGATACAGTCGTTCGACCTCATCTCTTTTAGAGGTCAGCAGGGAAACTATGTAGGCGAGTGGGTGATACGTACTGAAGACGCTCGATACATCTTCAAAACGAGTTGTATCCTGGCTGGTGGCTATAACATACAATGCCTTCACACTCGGTATATAGCCAATCTTAAACAGGTGAAGAAATAAATCTTGAGGATATCCCGGAAATATTTCCGGGATTTCTTTGATATGTCGATAGAACCCAGTACATTTGCTCAGTCAATTAAATCAAAGGAGGAATCAAACTATGTTACAGAAAGGCTCAGAACAGTATAAACAGGCTCAGAAGTTAGCGAATGAAATCAAGGACATGGCGGGAACTGACCGCTGGAATAACAACTCCTATTTCGACATCGCTTTCAATGCTCTCGGACAGTTCATCAGTAAAGTACAGGCGACAGACGGCTTCGCTGCTAAGATAGCCGAAACAGTCGACAAGACGATGAACCCCTACGGAAAGAAAGTTGCGTTCATCAGTGACAAGCAATCATGGATATTGGCTGTTGCAGCCGTTGAAAATAATATAACACTATAATCATCATGGAAAGAATAATTTGGACAGTATTTGAGTTCTTTTGGGGACGCTTCGGAAGAAAGAAGTTAGTAAAGAAGTACAGGGTATGGTGGCAGCGGTTCTGGATAGCCGTGTTCGTCTTCCTAATCTTGTGGGGAATGGTACTGTTCCTCGAGTGGTGGGACGGTGTGGTTCGTTTTCTGAACTATGTGATATGGGGATAATAGTACAAACCAATAAATAAGGAGAAGATATATGGAAGTAAAATTAAGAGGATTAGACCGCTACGAGGTAGAGGCTATTCAGTACGATGGTACAAACAGTGATGAAATTTGTCAGTTCATTCTTGAGCATAAACCCTATACACAAATCGAGGGAGCGTTTCTGAACAAAGGTACGGACAAAAAGATGATGGCGGTTATCGTCATTCCGTCAGGCGAAGACATTTTGGTGCGCGAAAAGGAATGGCTCGTTCATGTTGAGGTTCCCTACGGAAACCAGAACTCCTTCTACGTGATGACTGATGAAGAACGCCAGGACAGGTTCCAAGAAGTCAATGAAGATGACCTGTTCCCCTGGATAAAGGTTGAAGACGCCAAACCCAAAGAGGAGCAAGTCGTGATTGCCCTGTACAGAAAGTATGGCGATTTACAGGTGGCGAGACATTGCTTTTATAAAGATAGCAGCCTTGTCAACGGTAAATGGATTCATGCGAACAGTATTGTCATCGCTTGGCTTCCTGAACCTAAATCTGAGAACGTATGACAGTCGGGGATATAATACAGGTCACGAATATAGCCACTGGGGAAACCCATGTGGCTCATATTGTACACGGTTCATCGTCCGCAGGAATATACGGTGATGACAGGGGAATGTCCTGGTGGGCTTCGGGTGTTCAATGGACACGAACTATCGGTCCACATCAGACTGCTCCTAAGACGCACGCCTGTACAGTAATAAAGACGGCTGAACAGGTACGTCAGGAAAGACAGAAGGAACAACTCATGAAAGTTGCCCAGATGATATACGACGGAGTGAAGAGTGGCTCCTACTCCGTTGAGAATGTAGCCGAAGCAATAATATATTTGAGATGAGAACACTAACAGTTGAGAAAATCGGTGAGACCGAAAAGGCTGTTCAGTATCGTGTGACGTTCTGGATAGTTGAGAACCCCGGACACCCTGTGTGCTGGGAAGGAAAAGAGTATTACTTTGGGAGGTGGCTGCCGAAGCGTGTGGTCACTCCTATTGATGACACTCATATAGGTATTCCGAAGAAGTTCCTTGAGGAGACCATTGAACTACTGGCAAAAGGACATCCGTTCAGGGAAGTTCGCTATAATGCTCAGTTCAAACAGGAGACTCTACAATGGACTAAACCGACGAAACCAGAAAAATCTTGAAAATTCTTTGAAGATTTCCGGATAATTTCTTTGCTGATTCAATAGAAAGCACTATCTTTGTAATGTCAAATTAAATCAACAATGTCAAACAAATTAAAAAATTAGAATTATGAAGACAACTGTAAACAACATCGCTTCCGAGAATGTAACCTCTTTCGTAATTAACGAAGATATGCTTAACGAAAAGAAGGCAATGAAGTACATCAGCAAACCTAACATGGTCGCTGCTATCAATGACATCTGTGCTGCTATCAAAGGTCTTAACAGCCTGTTCTCACCTCAGGAGTACACCGAAGCCAACAGCAAGAAAGAACTGTTCGACGCTTATCACCGCTTCTACATCATCTATACTGACCTCCGCGACGCTGCTATTGAGGCTCGTCACCGTGAAGAAGAAAAGGCAGAACGTGAAGAACGTCGTCGTCAGGCTGAAATCGCAAAGAATACCGCTGAACTTATTAAGCCAGCCCAGCCGTTAAAGAGCGAAGAGGAGGTCAAAGAAGCCTCTAAAGCCAATAAGAAGGCAAAGGCTGACAAGGCTCCCAAACAGGAAAAGAAAGCCTCTGTAGAGGGTGAAAAGAAGTCCGCTCCCCGTGTTGGTGACGCTGAGGCTCGCCTCTCTACCTACTCCGCTGAACTTGCTGAGAAAGAGGCTTTGGTTGCTAATGCTGAGGAGTTCGCTAAACTGTCAAAGGAAGACGCCAAGGCTATCCGCCATCGTATCGCTTCCCTCAAGCGTAAAATCGAGCGTGCTAACAAGGCTCTGGGAACTAAATAAGGCTCAGTCATGAAAGAAATCCTGACATTCGTAGTGCTTCTGATACTGGGAGCACTACGTTATTTCGAATATAGACATCGAGAATGATTAATCCAATATATCATGAGCAAACTAATCACCATAGAGGATGGGTACGAAATACGCTTGGGTCAGAAGAACCCATCTTGTTACCCGTGTTGCTTCGAGGGGTCGGTCTGCGCTTGTCGCAGCGACCTTTGCATAAAGCATCGAGACAACTATATCAGAGAGCATGGAAAACTCCCGCAGGGAGAAGGTATTTATCTCAGACGAGTGAAGCCATGAACGAAGAGGACACTTCCCTATATGGTAAGAACCGTGAAGGAAAGGTTGCGTTCTGTGAGACCTGTGCCTATGACGGTTACTGTCGAGACAAGATACGATATTATAGATGTAGAAACTATATAAAAATCAAAGACGATTATGACAAGAATGAAAGGAATGTTGCTGGCGACCGCTCTGATGATTGCGGCAGCACAATCAAATGACCCATTCAGAACTCCTCGACGCAATACAGGGGTTCGACGTAATGATAATCAACGGAAGCCGAAACCCGTTGTTCGTGAATTGAGGGAGTTCACTGTGAAAGGTCATACGATTATGGCTTACTCCCGCAAGGACGCTATTACACGACTGAAACTTCAGAAGAAAATTTAGGAGTCATGGGCAAGCCTGTAACAATGACGGAGAACCGCTTGGCGATACGTCGAGCGTTCCTTGATGGTAAGATTAATGCGGTGTGCGGATATCCTGGTATCGGCAAGACATATCTTACGATGATACACCCTACATTCATTGACGGGTTCTTCTCGAAACAGTATTACACCGACAAGAAGAAAGGCATCGTTAATCCTGACTTCCCTGAAAACTATGCTCGGTTCTGTGTTGAGGCTATTGAGCGAGGTCAGATTGTCGTGTGTGCTATGCACCCGAAGGCACGTGAAGTGTTCGACAGCCTCGGGATGTCGTATCTGATGATTTACCCGAACGAGAACGAACGGGACAGATACTTCACAATCTACGACACTCGTCCTGATGAACGTGAATGGATAGAACTTAACAAGTCGACGTGGGACACGAAGATTGATTCAATCAGAAACGCAAAAATCCCTACGCATTGTTTCAAGGACGAAATCCCAACAGGCTTAAATCTCACCGAGTATCTTGAGGGACTCAACATCTTCGACCCTGAAGACCTGCTGAATACGCTCCTACGAAAGATTGCGGTTGAGCCTGTACCCAAGGAAGTACAGTGGTGGGAAGCCCAAGGACGGTTCGAGAACCTGATAGAAGCGGAGTTCCGCAGGGGGGGGGGATTACCAAGCCGTTCTTCGATAACTTCTGCGATTCCCCAGCGTTCTATGCAAACGCCAGTCCAGATGTCGTAAGAAACTATTATATGAAAGTTGTTAAAAATCAGTGGTGGTCATGAAGACGAAATGGTACGAATATACGTGTGATGTCTGTGGTGCGGTTACTCACATCCGAGGAGGCTCTAATGCTGAGATACGACGTTACGACTGGATAGTCTCAGGGAATAAACACTACTGCTCAAAAGAATGTTACAATGAAGACAAAAGAAGAAATAGAGGCACACAGAAGAACTTGTGAGCATTTCAATGCTACTCTCCTCGGAGATGGTCAAACGTGTTGCACAGCCGACTTGCGTGCCTTACCTACGTGGCAAGACCCAGGAGGTGATGGTATGGTTTACCCCTGTGGAGATGATTGTCCGTTTATGAAACAGTTTATAAATGAAGATAAAGATGAAGACATTGAAACCAATCATTCAGACGGAAGAGCCTGACAAGTATGGGCGAACCGTAAAGATAGGAATCACCGACGGAACGACAGCAACGTTCTTTCAGGTGATGTCACATGATGAAGTGAGAAATCTCCGTGACGAATTGACGAAGTTCCTAAACCACTCGGGAGCCGGAACCCCTGTGTTCGACTTCAAGAGTTTCGAAGGAATGCGCGACAGGGTAAAGGTCGGGGATACTGTTCGGGTACGTTTCGAAGAGTTTGGTATGCCTGACAAACATATCCCCGGACGGATGGTACTTCCTAAAAGAGCCTATCGTGTGATAAAGATAGACGAAAGACGAGGGCAGCACCTATCCGGAAAAGACTTGGAAGAGGGGAAAGTTAGGAAGTTTCACATCGAACAAATCATTGAAGTCCTATGAAAGTGAATAAAGCCATGCTGATGATACGGTTGATTAACCGTATCACGGCTGAAAGGGATTACTGGAAAGCAAAGGTTGAGGCTCAACTCGAAGGAAAGCCGTTTATCGAGAATGAACGGTACGAGCGTCGGAAGAATAAAATCACCCGTATAAGCCGACCCCAGTAGCCTGTTTCGGAAAAATTTGAGGAAAATATCGGGAAACTCTTTGGAATGTCAATTAATGCCACTATATTTGTTCCGTCAAACAATTTAAATCATTTGGTTATGGGACATAAACGAGTTTTCAACATCATCACAAGTCAGTGCATAAACGGTCAATGGGGTATCGCTGACGTTGCGTTCTCAATCACTTCTAAACAGAAGGCACAGGAACAAATGGATACTATCCGTCGACTCACTGAAAGAGGCGAATGGTTTGTAGGTAGTGGTCATCACTACATTATCAAGTCCGACGACATCAATCCTGTTGATGGTCAGCCTCGCTTCCTACGGGATATCATGATACAGTGCGTTGAGACAGGGGTTCTCATCCTCTACAGAATGATAGAGTCTCCGCTGAATAGTATGTATATCTCTAAATAATTTCCCGATATGGACATCAGAAATAATAAGCCAGTGACCGTTACGTTCAGTGACGGCACTGTCAAACAAGTAATCTACGACTCAATAGAGTTTCTTGAGGGAGGCAATGTATCCCTTCGCGGACACTTATCAGACCTTCCTACTGAAACGGTCGTAGAGACGCCAAAAGAGGCTCCTATCACCCCACAACTACCACCCGAAAGACCTTATATGCGCAGGTACACGTTCAGGAGCGGTCTTGTGCGCTTCCTACACGAAGGACGTATGCGTACTGCTGCCGTCACTCACTGTACGGATAAGGCTTGGCGAGTGATGAATAAGGAGTTGGGAGTAGCGTGGTTGCCGAAGAATGTCATCAGGTGGAGTGAAATCGCTCAGCAGTTCTGTGTCATCGATGAGACGTATGAGTTGGACTTCACGTTTGATGTCAAACAGGGTATGGATGAATATCCGTCCTTATTCGACCCTGAGGATTTAGTTGTAAACGAACTCGATTAATAGAAAGGAAAATAGATTATGATGGTGAATATGAACGGTCTGCCCTACGGGACATGGAGAAACATTCAGAAGGCGATTGAACAGTTCGATGTGCCTGTGAAGTCAGCGGGAAACTACCTGTTAAAACTTCAGGAAGTATTTACTCCCGGACATACTCGTCAGATACACGTCCTCCCGAAACTTGGGGAAGGCTCACTTGGCGACGCTGCTGAGTATCAACGTGTGTCTGACAAATACTGTTGGGAGATTATAGTGGCTGACGATACAAGGTTCGGTCGTCATGTGAGTGTCTGTTCCTATTTCACCGAACCAGCGTTCAAGGTCTTTGCTGACACGCTTGGATGGAATGAACAACATCGTGAGCAGTACAGGCTGTCAACGGATATCGAGAAAGAGAAGAAATTACAAGAACAGTTCGCTCTGATAGTCCTCGAGACAATTTGGGGTGAACATGGTCACACTATAAAAAGAATACCATCATGAGAAGATGCCGGAAATGTATGTGCGTGAATGAAGCAGCCTGTCGAGCGTGTCGTTCGTATTACAGGGGAAGAGTGAAGAACGCTCTTATCATTGCCTTTGTGATGTGCGTGGGTGCGATGTTGTTAGGCTGTATCTTGGCTCTTCTCATGATAGGAGTTTTTCTATTATTATAAACCAAAATGAGAAGTTATGCTGGAAACAGAAACAATCTATCCAGGCGGAAATCTGCCTAAACAGAAGTATCTCAAAAGAATGTGGCGTGGGCTTGCGGTTCTTTTGCTGTCAATTCTAATCATTCTTGTGATACGGTCGTGTAACACGACAGAACCCGTACCGTCTCAGCCAGCGTTTGGCTGTGAGTATGCTGAAGAACAGGCTGTGGAGCCTGTACCTGAAACGCTCTTTGACGAGGTGTATGATTATATCTTCAAGTTGAGGATTGACCATCCGGACATCGTCATGGCACAATGTATTGAGGAGTCCGGAGGCTTCACTTCTAAACTGTTTGTAGAGGGACACAACTGTCTGGGAATGAAAGTTCCCGGAAGTCGTCCCACTCTGGCTGTCGGAACTATGTTAGGTCATGCCCGTTTCAACTCGTGGCGGGAGTGTATAGCCGACTATGCTATATGGCAGAGTACATTTGCCCGACGGCTCACAAAGGACGAATATTTCGCCTATTTAGACAGAGTTTATGCGGAGAAGAAAGGTTATAGTGGTCGTCTTAAAGCGATAATTCAGTCACGAGGACTGTAACCTGACTCCGGAGAAATCACGTATCTTTAACATCAACCAAATAATTTCGTATGGAAACAAGAATTAAAACAGCCTTGGACGGCTTTCGTAAATCAGTGCTTGAGGCACACGGTATGGACTTCCTAATCGTAGGTTCACTCGCTCTTCACGAGTTGGGTATGGAAACGGCTGAACCCCACGACATCGACATGGAAGTCAAATGTACACCCGAACAGGAACAGAGTATCTTCAAGTTACTGTCGGACTCTCAGAAACAATCGATGTATCAGATGAAGGAGCAGGAGGATTATCTCTCCAACGCTGAACGTCGTATGGACAAAGTGACATGGAAGCATAAGCCGTATCTCTTTCAGTGGGGAGACGTTATCATCAATGTATGGGTGGTGAGTGAGTTCAGTCATGAGTATGTTACACTCGACAGCGGAATCAAGTTCGCAAAGGTGATGTCTGTCATTCGTAAGAAGATAGCGTATCAGCGCAACAAAGACCGAGCATTCCTAATCAATCTCGCATATCGCTTCCTTGGAATGGTGGGCGCAAACGGGAAGAATTTATCCGCTGTATTCAATCAGGACTGCCGATAATTCGGGAGTCCAAAGGGATTGATAAAAACTATCAACCGAAAAACGACGTTATTATAACACGTTTGAAAATAGAAACATTTTATTCACTAAATTTAAAAAGAAATGAGAAAGTCAGAATTCGTGGCAGCAGTTGCCAAAGAGGCTGGTATGAGCCAGAGAGACACCGAGAAAGTAATCGACGCACTGAATCCGGTGATTGTCAAGACCTGTGTTGAGGACGGTGACGAAATCAGCCTACCTTTCGGAAAGTTCAAACAGAAAGTCAACCCTGCTAAAACAGGCACGAACCCGTTGACTCAGAAACCTATGAACGTTCCCGAGTCTCACACACTTGCTTTCAAGGCTTCTAAGACCGTGAAAGTGGTTGTTGAACCGAAGAAAGGTAAAAAGAAATAAGTCCGTGAGGATGTGATTTTTGTTTTAGTCATGATTGGAAAAAGGTTGCCTGTAACGGGTTGCCTCTTTCCTTATTCATAGAAGCCACTGGCGGTCGCTCTACGAGATTTACCCCTGTTGGCTGGTACATTTTATTCCCCGTATAGTTATAATCGCTTAAATCGTCTAATATGAACGCAAGAATGGACAAAGATAGCACAGTCACCCTGTCAGGGTTCTGTGAACACGTAATCAGTAAGACTCAATCCGAGATATACAGAATAACAGGTTCATCTTCCCTAAAAATTCAGGACGGAAAGGCTCGTAGAAGAGAACGCAGAGCCGAATTGAGGAAAAATCGGAAGAAATAATGAAGATTTTCCGGATGAACTCCTTGGATATTCGATAAATGGACGTATATTTGTTCAGTCAAATCAAACAAGTTACGTCATGAAAGGTTCAAGATACTACAAAAATTTAGACTTCAGCAAGCCAGTAGGGACTCACCGCTATGTTGATAACATCAAAGACCGTCGACAGTTAGCAAAGGTTTGCCTCGTGGCTATGGCTCGTATCAATCAAGCCGAACAGGGTTCAATCACAGACCCCTATGAATTGGCTTCCTCTACAATGAAAGACGGACGTACACTCATTCAAACTATCTACGAGGATGGTTATGTTATGTATAATGACGGATGGTTCATTGTCGAATGCGATGAAGACGGGACACTTTACGTTGATGTAACAGGTACAGCGACTCGAGAATGTCCGGAGTATGATAATATGGAATATATCATGGACGCTGCCTGTCGCGAGGGTCACGAAGAGCACTTCAAGGCTTTGGCTGAGTATGAAACCAATTAAATATAGATAGTTATGGATAGAAATGTAAAGCAGTTGGAGTATGTATCTCCTGAAATCAAGTACAAAAGTGGTCCGATGGATACCTTTGTTCACGTGGATTTTATTTATCGTTGGTTTGGTGTTATTGACACTAAGAAGATGGTGAAGTACGGTGCTCACGCCAATGTGGTATTCGGGACTGACAAACGACAGTACACGTTTCGAGAGGGTTGGTTGATAGGGTTCAGAAGAATTCCTGAGTCAGAAACTCGTGTGATAGTACAGAATGAGAAGAGCGACACGTGGGTTCTCCGTCGTGATTGGGCAAAGGTCTTCGAAAAGATGACTCCTCAGAAGGCAGCGGACTTCAAGATATCTTCCTATAAGGACGTTCTTGATGAAATGGCTGAATACTTTATGGACGGTGACGAGTTTAAGACCGCCACGTTCCTGTGTAAAATCGAAGAAACTAACAAGGTATGATAGCAATCAGCGACAAATTAAGACATCAGGTCATGAAACTGGCTGAGCAGTACGAGAAGCCTGAATTCATCACTGACGACCCTGTACAGTTCCCCAGACGGTTCGGATACAAGTGTTCTCAGGAGATAGTAGGCTTCATCGCTGCTTGGTTAGCGTATGGGAACCGGAAAGCCATCCTCTCTACCTGTGAGAAACTATGTAAGGAAATGGAACGTCTGACTCCCTATATGTATATCAAGAACATGGGTTGGCGAAAGTACATTGACTCGGAGGAACCCCTGTACCGTTTCTTCAAGGAAAAGGACTTCGCTGACCTGTGTCGTGCGCTCAAGGAGATTTACGATAACAACGAAGATATGGAAGAGGCTCTGTCAAAGAACTATACTCGTACGATGGGAGCCACAGATTATCTCGATGCGCTGATAAGCCTGTTCCCTGGAGTGAAAGGTATCCCCCAGGATTCGAAGTCTGCCTGTAAGCGGTTGAATATGTTCCTACGATGGATGTGCCGTCGAAACAGTCCTGTGGATTTAGGTATCTGGAGTTTTATTCCCCAGCCATCCCTACTCATTCCGCTTGACACTCACGTCGCAACCGTTGGTCGTCAATTGGGTCTCATAACGGGTAAAGGCGATAGCATGAATACAGTGCTTGAACTTACTACGAATTGCCGTAATGTCTATCCGTTAGACCCCTGTAAATGTGATTATGCCCTGTTTGGGTACGGTGTAAACAATAAAACCAAGAAAGAATCATGAAGAAACTATTGAGGAAACTGTTTCTATACTTATTCAAGGAAGATTTCCAAAGGATGAAAGCGTTGGAAAGGGATTTGGAAGGGTTAATTCATCGCCAGAAATGTGCGACCTCTTTGGCTGAGGTTCGTGCTGAACGTATCAGAAAACTCCTGGGGAACATTGATGTTTCGGTCGATGTTCATCATCATTCAGGCTCATGGGCTGTCGTGTCCTTACAGGGTGGAAAGACGGACTATATTAAATTCGTTGACCTCGACCAAAGAAGTATCAGGGAGATTGCTTTCTTTCTACGACAGTTTGACAGGCAGAATATCAAGATTGACGCCAACCCCTTTGATAGAAAAATGTTGAACGAAGAAATATATCGGATATGAAAAGATTGATGATTATTACAGCCGTGTTTGCACTCCTACTTACAGGGTGCGGTACACGTGTCAGCCATAACACGCTCATAGAACTGTCGGTGAATTCCATCACCGAGTACCAAAATCGAGTGAATGATATTCACCCCAAGAGTCTGGACGTGTCAATCAATGAGTTGGCTCAGAAGGAAGGTCTTGAAACTCGTGTGGCTACTTCTGAATACAGCGGAAAGGAGTACCAATATTCAAGAGCCTATCTTGATGACGGGACTGAATATTCAATTTCAGCGACAGACCACGGGGACTTCTTTTGGGTTCTTATAACGATAGTCAATTCTCAGGATAATACAATTCCCCGAAAGATGTGTGAACGTATCCGCTCGCTCGCATTTGAGAGAGGCTTGACGCTGTCACGTAATAAACTCTCAGACAAAATTGTGGGAGGGGATTTAGTGGTAAGTGATATGCTGAATGGAGTTGTAATAAGTATAGAGCATGACTAAGATAGGTATCATCGGAGCCGGAACAGGGGCACTCCCTTCGGAGGTTCTTAGGATGGCTGAGGAAGCGAATGTTGAGATTGTGGAACTTGACAAGGATTTCTCTCCTACTGACATTCCTCAATTCGAAGACAGAGTGTACACTATTCAGCCACGACCTGAACTTCCCCACATTGAATGGTGCGAGCCTGTACGGTTTGGAAAGGGAGGTTCGAAAAGTGGTAGGAGCGAGAAGCAAATCCGCAAGGACAGGAAGAGAAGCAAGGCTCGAAAAACTCATCGACGGAAGAAATAACGTATTATATCAGTCACGTGACAGTGAATAAACATCAGCGGTTGCGCAGCCGTTGAGGTATTTAGTAACAATTTAAAATTCAAGACAATGAAAAAGGATTTCATTACTGTTTCCCCTGACAATGGGGGGGGGG